CGTCTCCCGGTATATCATGGATATGATATCCCGGTCTCCCCTAGTTCGAGAATCTATAAGATTCAAGAGCCAGGAAGAGAATAAGAGATTGGCACTACTTGCTTCGGCTGATAGATCTCTCAGTACGATTGATCTCTCAGATGCATCGGATAGGGTTCCCCTTTCGATGGTTCGTGCGATGCTCGCGTGTCAGCCTGATCTATTGGCTGCCGTAGAGGACTCACGTTCTAGCAAGGCGATGCTCCCTGATGGACAGATATTGTCCCTCAAGAAGTTCGCGTCCATGGGTAGTGCCCTTTGTTTCCCAATAGAAAGCATGTACTTTTATACAATAATCGTACATGCACTATTGTTTAACAAAGGCCTTCCTCCGTGCCGCCGCTCACTCTTACAGGTGAGTAGGCGGGTTAACATCTTTGGTGACGATATCATTGTCCCCAAAGATGAGACCGATATCGTGATCGAGGCCCTTACACATTTTGGTTGTAAGGTGAATGTGTCCAAGAGCTTTTGGAATGGTAAATTCCGAGAGTCTTGTGGATGCGACGCTTACGACGGTGTAGACGTAACTCCTGTCTACATCCGTAGTTTGCGCCCCTCGACACGACGGGATGCGTCCGCGCTGATTTCGTGGATAGCCACATCCAATCAGTTCTACAAGATTGGATACTGGCAACTCGCGAGCCACATGAAAGATGTGGTCGAGCGGCTACTGGGGAAACTACCAGTAGTCCTCGAATCCAGCCCGGGGCTTGGGTGGGTATCCTACCAAGGGCTTCCGTCTAAATATAGGCAGTGCAAGAAACTGCACTGTCCTATCGTACGTACCTATCGAGTACGTCCGGTTAGACGCAAAGACCCTTTGGACGGGTACCCTGCCTTGCTTAAGTACTTCTTACGCTCAGAAGGGAATGCCTCCCCCACTGAGATCGATAAGAAGCACTTAGCGCAGTCCGTACGGTGTGGCACCGTAAGCAGACAACGCCACTGGGTTCCAGCTACGTAGTAGCTGGATAGGGGCTACTCGAAAGAGTGCCCCGATGGGAGCGCGTGAATCTGGCGCGGTGGGAGACGTTGTCCCCCCTGCACTGGTTCTAGCAGTGCAG